CAAAAAGGAATTGCAATTGGATATCAAACAGGTGAAACAAGTCAAGGTGAATACTCAATAGCAATTGGTGAAAGAGCTGGTGAAACAAATCAACATGCAAACACTATTATACTTAACGCATCAAGTAGTCCATTAAATAGTGTCCAAACAGATCAGTTTATAGTTAAACCAATTAGAAGTGCTACAATGACAACCATACTTGGTTACGATGCAACTTCAGGCGAAGTAATGCACAATGCGGCAATACCAGGTTACATTAATATAACAGATTTAAAAACACTTGTAGCGGCAAGTACAGACTTCGCTGATTATCAAACAAGGATAGCGGCACTATAATGAGTACGATAAATATTGATATAGGAAAACAAAATGGCAGATAGAATACCACTTATAGTAGATACAGCAGACGGTAATAAGTTAAAAGAATTACCCATTGGTGATAATTTAAACTTAACAGGATCTGGTGTTATCGGTGCTGGCAATATTGCGGCAACAAGTTTAACGATTGCAGGAGTACCTTATAATCCTTTTAGTGGTGCTTATGCAGACTTAACAGGTACGCCAACTATTCCAACTAACACAGATGATATTGCTGAAGGTACTAAACAGTATTTTTCAAACGAACGTGTAGATGATAGATTAAATAATTTTCTTGTAGCAGGAACAGGTATTACTTTAACTTACGATGATGCGGCAAATACATTAACTGTCGGAGCAACTGGAGTTGGAAGTGGAGGCGGTGGTTCAACTAACTTACCAGGTTTAACTGATGTTACTATTACTGCTCCTGCAAACCATCAAGTTTTAAAATATGATACTACTACAAACAAATGGATCAACAGTTTTGTATCTTACAATAATTTACTTAACTTACCAACATATTCAACAGTAGCAACAAGTGGTAGTTATAATGATTTAAGCAACAAGCCTATTATTCCAAATGATATTGACGACATGTCAGATGTTGATACATCAACAACACCTCCAACAAACGGACAAGTGTTAAAATGGTTAAACAACAAATGGTTACCAGCAGATGATATAACATCAGGTGGTGGCGGATTAAATGCTGACACGCTTCAAGGCTTTGGAGGAAGTTATTACTTAGACTGGAACAACGTTACAAGCAAACCTGTTTATCAAGTATCTGATTTAGATGATACAAGTGTAAGTGATGTTACAGCAGGTCAAATTATACAATGGACAGGATTAACTTGGGACGCAGTTGACTTTGAATTATCATTCACAAGCATTACAAGTAAACCAACAACACTTGCAGGTTATGGAATTACAGACGCACCAAGCGTATTAACAGACTTAGGCATTTCAGATGGTGCGGCAAACACAGTATTGACAACAGATGGTTCTGGTACATTTACTTTTGCAACAAACTTATCTGGTGTAAGTTTAGTTAATGCAGGATCAGTTGGATTTGCGGCAGGCACTGTTGTTAACGAATTTAGTACAGATGGAACACTTGCTGGTAATAGTAATTCAGCAGTTCCGGTAGAAAGTGCTGTAAAAACTTATGTCGATACAGCAGTTGCAGGGGCAGGTGGATCAGAAGGACTTGCTACAAGAACAACAGCGGCAGTATCAACAAACAGTATTGGTAATGATGCAACTGAGAATGTTTCTATTACAGGTTTCAAGTCATACATGTTGATGAGTATACAAACATCATCGGCGGCATGGGTTAGATTATATACAAGTTCAGGAAACAGAACAGCAGATGCAGGTAGAGGCGAAGGAGTTGACCCTGCACCAGACGCAGGAGTAATTGCTGAAGTATTAACAAATGGTGCACAAACTATTGAGTTTGGTCCAGCAGTATTAGGTTGGAACAGTGCAAACGATACAACAATTTATGCGGCAGTAAAAAATAAAAGTGGTGGAACTGCAACAATAACAACTACACTTAAACTGCTTAAATTGGAGGGTTAACATGTCTTTAAAGAAGCATGTAGAAAAAAAGATCTACATGGTTACACTTAAGAAAGGTGTAGACAATGTAGCATTTGCCAATGACATGGAAACGCCAGGTGGTGCTTTACACATTCCAGATAGATCAGTAGGTGTACACAATCCAAGACCAGAATCAAGAACAACAGAATATTGGCTTACAGAATCAGAAAAGAATTTAGTCAGCAATGACGACAGAGTATTAGCGGTTGAACTCAACCCTAAAGATGCAAACTTAGATGTTTCGGAGAATTCAATTATCGAACAAACAGGTTTGTTTGCACGTAATTCAGCAAACACAGACACAGACTTGAACTGGGGACTTCTACGTCTTGTAGAAGGATCGAATAGAACCAATTGGGGATATTTTAACACAGAAATTAACGACACAATATCATTTAATGCAACTGGTCGGAATGTAGATTTAGTTATTTGCGATGGTGACGGTATATACATCGGACATCCTGAATACAAACAACCGTCAGGACAAGACACCGATGATGGTTCTGCGGAACGCATCGTGCAATATAATTGGTATCAACACAATCCGGCTATCACAGGCGGGTCAGCGGGGAACTACAGTTATAGCAATCCTGGAAGTTACCACGCTAATCACGTCATGGGAACAGCGGGAGGCAACAGACAAGGATGGGCAAGAGATGCGAATTTATATAATCTTTTCTACTATGCTGGCGCTTCTGGTAATACTAATTTTCCTTACGTGTTCGATTACATTAGACAATTTCACGCGAATAAATCCGTTAATCCAAACACAGGAATTAAAAATCCAACAGTCGTCAACAACTCATGGGGAATGAGTATATTTGGATATCAATGGAGTTTTGGTGCTATTGATGCTGTAACCTTTAGAGGTACAAGATTCACACCAGGTGGTACTACCACTTATAATGGTATTTCAGGTGTGTTTACTTCTGACGCAAGAATAGGAACTTTTACAGCAGATCCAGAAAACATTTCACAACGTATTACGACTTCAGGAAGTGAAGGAACAGTTGGTGGTGACTTTAATGCTATACCAACAGGCTTTGTAAGATCAGGTGGAGAAATTGAACTCAGTTTAAATGTTTTACCTAATGCAAGTTACACAGCAACTATACAAGGACCTGCAACTATTAACTATAAACACAATGTTAGTTCACAAGGAATTACAGGTATATCAGATATTGATCTTACAGTTACAGTTCAAGATTCAAGCAGTGCTACGGTTCAAACTGAATCAGATAGTGCAACATCAGTTGATGGTGGATTTGCTGAAGTTAATATTATAAGTGGAAATATTAGTTTACCTAACAACGAACAATACAGTATTACTTGGCAATCAACTGTTTCAGAAGGTACTGATCCAACATCGGCGGCACTATTAAGATGTACACTTGTAGGTTTTACAGGTGGAAGTCCATCAGCAACGGTTACAAGTCTTGGTACAAATATACCTATTGCTTCTACAACAGGATTGACGGCAAGTGTTACGCCTACAACTGGTGGTAATGATGACGGATACTGGACACTTACTGTACCGTTCAATGTAACATTTTTAAATCAAAGTTCACCAACTATCTATATAGGTACAAACAGTTATCTTACATTTGGTGGTGGAGCGACAACTTGGGATGGTATCGATGAGAATACTCCTAACTTTCCAAAAGTTATGGTAACAGCAGAAGACTGTAGTTGTCAAAGAATTTTTTATGGTTCTTCAGGTACAGTTGGTAGTAGAATTTATAGATTAGTGTGGGAAGGTAATGCAAGTACAAGTGGTACATTAGGTTCGCCTACTATAAGATATGAATATAAATTTTACGAAGCAACACCTACACAGATTGATTTAACAGTTGAACAAAATGGTAACAAACAAACATCTGGTTCTTTTACAACAGCACAACTTAATAGTTGGGGATTTATAGCAGGTCAACGTATTCCTGTAAGAGTTGCGGCACTTGATGCAGACATTGAAGATGCCATAGACGAAGGTGTTATTACAATAGGTGCGGCTGGCAACGGTCAATGGAAACATGATGTGCCGGGTGGTCCTGATTGGGATAACACATTTGAAATGAGTGGCAATACATATTATTATATGCGTGGAACTTCACCTACAGCAAATGATGACAATGTAAACGGAACATACGATATACCTAATATTTGTGTTGGTGCTACTGACACAGGTCTTACACAAGATACTGACAGTGTGAGAAAAGATAGAAAAGTATCATTTAGTGACTGTGGTCCTGGCGTTGATATTTACGCTCCTGGCACATCTATCATGTCAGTTTTGAATACAAGTTATTCAGGTGGTGGAACAACAGATCCGAGAAGCGGCAGTTCGCCCAGTTATAAAATTGGAAAGATTTCAGGTACAAGTATGGCAAGTCCACAAGTAGCAGGATTGGTTGCATGTTTGATGGAAACATATCCGCACTATACTCAAGAACAAGTAAAAGAATATTTGATTCAAAAATGGTCAGTAACAAGTCAACTGTATGATGCTATTTCAACAGAAGATCCTACAGATACAGATGATTTGCAAGGTTCTCCAAATGAACATGCAAAGTATAATTTTGAAAGACCGATAGATGGTGCTATGCACCCTAAGAAAGACTATAATTTAAGGCCTACTACAGGAGCAATGTATCCAAGGCCAAGAACTACAGTACGTAAGAGACCACCAGAATAGGATAAATATTAGTATGGCAATACAAACAGTTAATATCGGCGGCGTAGCAAATGACGGAACAGGTGATGATTTACGTGAAGCATTTGTAAAAGTTAATAATAACTTTACAGAACTTGACAATCGTAATCCTGAGCAAACAACTGCATCTAATTTAGGTACAGCAGGACAAGGTGTCTTTGCACAAAAGACTGGATTTGATTTACAATTTAAGAAAATCAAAGCAGGCGGTAATGTTACAGTTACATCAGATAGCAGTAACGTTATTATTGAAAGTGTTGGCGGTTTACAACAGTTAATTGTTGCTACAGATAGCGGAAACATTACACTTGCTGAAGGCGATACATTTACCATCGCAGGCGGTACTAATACAACTACAGCACAAAATGGTGCAAATGGTATTACAATTAACTCTGTTACAGAATTAAGCACAGATGCTACTCCAGTATTAGGTGGCGATTTAGATGCTAATAACAAATTGCTGTACAATATAAGAGATGCTGAAACTACCATATACGGTATTGACGTAAGAGATATCTACGGTTTTAACTTTGGAAGTATTACAGGCAGTGTTTCAAGTATTATTGAGTTTTTAGGATCAGCAACTAACATTGACTTAGGTACACTTGATGATCCAGGGTTACAAGAAGACAGTACCGTTGCAGATATTACTATTGAGAACGGCACAATTACAAACCCGCTATAACCATAGCCACAATATTCCGATAAATACTATTGAATAAGGAATTAAAATGGCAACCATCTGGACTTTAAAAACAGGATCTAATTTAGGTATATTTGCAGAAAATGCAACTATAGGAATTGCACTCCCTGTAAACACAGTATCAAACACCATTAGTACAGTAAAAGTTATTAGTGGAAACTTACCCGGCGGACTTAGAATTGAAGGGTTATATATTGTAGGTACTCCGTTTGAAGTAGAAAGACTAACAGAATCAAAGTTTGTTCTTAGAGCAACAGATAGTTCAGGTGCTATTGAAGATAGAACATTTACAATATTAATTGACGGTGCTGACGAACCTGAATGGATTACAAAAGAAGGACTAATTGCTGTTGACCCAAATAGCAAATATTTTGTACTCGATAACACATTATTAGATTTCCAATTACAAGCAATAGATGCAGATTTACCTGCAGGTGATACACTTGAATATTTCATCGCTGATGACGATGGTGAACTTCCTCCAGGAACAAAACTTACATCAGATGGAAGAATTGTAGGATTAGTTGAACCTGTACTTGCCTTAGATAAGAAAGCAGGAAGCGGACACTATGATGCAAACGTGTATGGTACATTTCCTTTTGACTTTGGTGACAGAAGTGCTAACGGTTACGATAGTTTCTTTTATGATGTACGTATATACGATGACAGAATTCCAACTAAACAACCAAGAAAATTAAATAGGTTTTACGAGTTTATAGTTAGTGTTAGTGATGGTGACACTATTAAGAAACGTAAGTTCCAAATTTATCTTGTAGGTGATGACTTCTTAAGAGCAGACAATACCAAGATGCAAATTTCAAATGGATTGTTTAGTGCTGACAATACATACTTACGAACTCCACTATGGCTAACTCCTGCTAACTTAGGATTTAGAAGAGCAAATAATTACTTAACATTCTTCCTTGATATATTAGATACAGAAACAATCTTAGGAAGACTAACTTATACACTTGAAGCACTTAACGATGATGGTAGTGCAAGTGCATTACCGCCAGGTATGCAAATAGATAGTAGTACAGGTGAAATTGCAGGTCGTGTACCGTACCAACCAGCAGTTACTAAAGAATATAAGTTTACAGTAAAAGCAACAAGACTTGGCGGTATACCCGAAACTGTCCTTGCAACAAAATCAAAAACATTTACAGTTAAGATATTAGGTGAAGTTGACTCAACTATTAAGTTTACAACTTTAGCAAACTTAGGAAATATTAGTGCAAACTTTACTTCAACTAAAAGTATTAAAGCAACTACAACTGTTCCAGACTCAAGATTATTATATAGCATTGTATCAGGTAATTTACCTTCAGGATTGCAGTTAGATATTAGTGGTGAGATAATTGGTAAAGTAAATCAATTTGGTACTATAACAAATCCAGGACTTACAGTATTTGACAGTGGTCTAATGAACTTTGATGGTTCTAAAACTGTTATAGATAGAGAATTTAAGTTTACAGTAAAAGCAGAAGATCGTTTTGGATTTAGTGCAGTTGAACAAGAATTTACACTTGACGTACTTGACCCAGATGATAATTTGTATAGTAACTTATATATGAAACCTTTCTTAAAACAAACTGTTAGAAGTAGTTACGAAGCATTTGTATCTAATCCAAGTATATTTCCACCAGACCTTGTTTACAGAGCAGGTGACCCACAATTTGGTGTACAGAAAGAAATTAAGATGTTAGCATACGCAGGTATACTTACACAAAATATTAAAAACTATGTGGCGGCAACAGCAAAGAATCATAAACGTAAAGTTTACAAAGTTGGCGAAGTTAAAAAAGCAGTAGCAAAAGAGGCTGGCAGTAATGATACTGTATACGAAGTTGTATATTTAGAAGTGTTTGATCCTGCAGAGCCAACTAACGGAAGAACTGCAAAACAGTTTAAAAGTAGAAACAGTAATAGTATTACAGTAGACAGTGTTATGTTTGAAAGCCAAGATGACACAACTGCATTAGGTTCAGGTAAGAGCTCATTCGAACTTGGAGTTAGAGGTACAGGAACTCCAACAATTAATGTACAAAGCATTGGTAATGATTTAGAGATTATTACAAGAAGCGGTCGTGTTGTATTTCCTACAGTAGGTAATATTACAGTTACAACAAGAGTAGGTGCTACAGTTACAAGTGTACAAGAGTTTATAATTGAACGAGCAGAACCATATAGATTTAGACCAATTACTAATACGTTAAAAGTTGACAGCAGTGCAGTCAAAGTAAGTCAAGATAACGATAATACCAAATATATCTCAAATTTACAAAATATGAGAGATAGAATAGCAGAAACTGGTGTTACAGAAAGAGACTTTTTACCACTGTGGATGCGTACAACACAAACAAATAGTGTACAAGAATTAGGGTATACGAGTGCTATACCTATTGCTTACTGCCAGGCAGGACAAGCAGATCAAGTAATGCTTAATATCAAAAACGCTAATTTCAATTTTAAAACAATTGATTTTGATATTGATAGATACATTATAGATAGCACTACGGGCAGTTCACAAGACCAATACATACTGTTCGCAAATTATGAACACAATATATAAACAGATAAATAAAAGCATAGAGAGGTAATATAATGGCAAGTAATATTGATGATGTAAGCATTAACTCAGCATACCCTGTAGCAGGTCAAGACAATGACTCACAAGGGTTTAGAGATAATTTTGGTACAATCAAAAGCAATTTCGTAGCATCAAAAGCAGAAATTGAAGCACTACAAGACAACACAGCAAAGAAGAACGAAGCGAACAACTTCTTAGGTAATAACATTTCCAATGCAAATTTGGTTGATGTAAGCGAAGAACTAAACGCTGGCGGTACTGTTCAAGCCTCTCAGAACATTGACTTCCAATTTGGACCAGTTCAAACTTTTATTATCAGTGGCGATGTTACACTTACAACAACTGGTTGGCCTGAGTCAGGTAAAGTTGGTAAGATTAGAGTAATTCTTGTTAATGATGGTACAACACGTACTTTAACAATTGGTACTGAAGCAGGTTCAACATTGAAATATCATAACGATTGGCCATACAGCGGACCAAGTAATGAAATTTCTGTAACTAATGACAGCAATCCTATTGTAATCGATTTTTGGACTTACAATGCAGGTTCAACTATCTTTGTAAAATACGACGGCACATACGCGGCTTAGTATGATTCACCCGCACCACGAAGACTTAACCGAATTCACTACTCCGCAAATTGAAGCGAAGTTAACTGAACTATCCAAAAAGTACTTCATGACACGCAATCCAGAAGTCCAAATGCAAATGTCTATGATATTAGACGGCTATCGAGATGAGCTTCGTACACGCTACCGAAAAGAAATGGTAGAAAATGGCGATAAAGATCTTGACAATCTGATTAATATCAGTTAAAATATATACATGCTGATAAAAACAGACTCTAACGGAGTTCCTACATTTACGAATCAAAACTTGATCGATATGATCTACAAAGGATCTATTGACAAGTGTCATATTGTCCTATGTGATAAAACTGATGAACTTACACAGTTTAACAAGTGGGCAAAAGAGTTTGGCAATCCTAAATTACAATTTTACGTTCCGTTAGATGTAGATCAAAAAACTTTTGACAATGTGTGTCAAAGCGAATGGTTTATGCCACAGAAGTATAAAGAGATTGACATACATAAATGGATGTATGCTAAACTACAAGACGAACTTGACAAAGAACAAATTGGTGACACAGAAGAATGGATGCGTACTGAAGCAGAACTTGTTGAGTTTGATCAACGAGGAATGTATCCGTTATTACAGTATATGATATATTTGGTAGACTTCATGCGTGAAAACAATATAGTATGGGGTGTAGGTAGAGGTTCAAGTGTAGCAAGTTATGTGCTATACTTAATTGGAATACATAGAATAAACTCAATTCACTTTGACCTGGACTGGCAGGAGTTCCTGAGATAAGTAAACATATAATAGGAGAAGAATATGGCGGCACAACAAAAAGGACGTAAAGTATACAAGTCAATGCAAGGTAAACAAGTTGACATGGACCTATTACGTCAAAAAAACGAACTTACTCCGGCTGTAGGAAATGCTCGTGTAAATGCACGTGGCGATGAATTAGGCCCAGGCGGTAAGATTATTAGAAGACGTGAAGATGTTATGGCTGACTTTTACAGAGACAATCCTAATGTTGTTACAGACGAATTACCTGTTGCGGCAAAGGCTGAAGAACCTGTAAACAAAGTTGTAAACGAATCACCCGTTGCTAAAAAAGCAACTAAAAAAGTTGAAAAAGAAAGTGTTGTTGACGACGAATGGGTCGAAGACGACGATGGCAATTTTGTAAAAAAAGGTGACTAATGTCTGATTTAGATTACGAAGCAATGGCGGCTGGAAAGCCTGCTATACCAACTAAAGTTACAGGTAGTATTAGACCAATCCACGATCGTGTTATTGTAAAACATATGAACTTCGGCGAACAAAAGACCGCTGGAGGAATTATTATTACAAGTGATGATGGTAAGGATAGAGGTATTAAGCCACGTTGGGGACAAGTTGTTTCCAAAGGTAACACAAATAAAGATCCATATGACGTAGGTGATTGGATTCTTGTTACACATGGACGTTGGACACGTACTTTCCAAGTTGATGAAAACGACACTGGAAATTATGTAGACATGCGTACAGTTGAAGCGGAAGGAATTCTTGCTTGGCAAGATGAACAACCAGAAGAAACTATGTTTGGTGCCTTTTCAGGTGCTGGTGATAATCAAGCACACAGTCCAGAGGACTTTGGCGCTAACTAAGAAGTGGAATAAAAATTGGATACTGTAGATCTAAATAAGTACAAAAGTTTTGTACAAGAAGTAACATCATTACAAAGTAATGAAACAGGTGCCTTAACAGCACAGTTAGAAAGACTTGAAAAAGACAGTAATGTTAACATGGCATTGCTACTAACTGGATCAATTGGGATGGCATCAGAAGGAGGCGAATTTGCTGAAATTGTTAAAAAATGTATATTCCAAGGTAAACCTTTGGATGCAGACACAATATTTCATGCTAAACGAGAACTTGGCGACATCGCTTGGTATTGGATTAACAGTTGTCGTGCTTTGGGTCTTGACCCTAATGACGTCTTAGAAGAAAACGTAAACAAATTGAAGTCAAGATATCCGGGAGGTGAATTCGATGTACACTTTTCGGAGAATCGAAAAGACGGCGACCTTTAAAAAACACTTGACAAACGTCCTGTTTGTCTGTATAATAACACTATGAATACAGGAATAACATTCTCATCATTTGATTTGTTCCATAGTGGACACGTTGCTATGCTTAAAGAAGCAAGACAAAACTGCGACTTTTTAATAGTAGGAGTACAAACTGACCCTACTATTGATAGACCAGAAAAGAATCAACCGATACAGAGTGTGTTTGAAAGATATGTACAACTTGAAGGTTGTAAGTATGTTGATCAAATTATTCCTTATGCTACAGAACAAGATTTAATTGATATCTTATTAACTTACCAAATTTGTACTCGTTTTATTGGTGAAGAATATCGTACAAAAGAGTATACAGGTAAGCAATTATGTATTGACAACGGCATAGAAATATATTATAATAAAAGGCAACATTCATTTAGTACAAGTGAATTAAGAAAGAGGATAAAACAGGCATGAAAGAATTATGGGTAGAAAAATATCGTCCTAATACAGTTGACGGTTATGTGTTCAGAGATGAACATCAAAAGAATCAAGTAAAACAATGGATCAAAGAAGGAACGATTCCTCATTTGCTTTTTAGCGGTAATGCAGGTATTGGTAAAACAACACTTGCAAAACTTTTATTTAATGAACTTGATCTTAACGATTTAGACGTTTTAGAAATTAACGCATCAAGAACAAACTCCGTAGAAGATGTACGTGACAAGATTGTAAACTTTGTACAAATGATTCCATTTGGTGACTTTAAAGTTGTATTACTTGATGAGGCTGATTATCTAAGTCCAAACGCACAAGCGGCGTTGCGTGGTGTGATGGAAGAGTATCATACTACAAGCAGATTTATTTTAACCTGTAACTACCCTAACAGAATTATTCCTGCATTACATAGTAGATGTCAAGGCTTTCATATTGAACGTATTGATCAAAATGAATTTACGGCTCGTGTAGCAAAGATTCTAATTGATGAAGGTGTTACTCCAGACTTAGACACACTTGATACGTATGTAAAAGCAACATATCCAGACTTGCGTAAGTGTATCAACACAGTACAAATGAATAGTGCAGACGGTGTACTTAACAAACCTACTGATGGTGACACTGGCGAAGCAGATTATAAGATTGAGATGGTTGAACTGTTTAAAGCAGGTAAGATTGGTCAAGCAAGGAAACTTGTTTGTAGTCAAGTACGTCCAGATGAAGTAGAAGATATTTACAAATGGATGTATGATAACATTGCATTGTTTGGTGATGAAGAAAAACAAGAGAGTGCAATACTTGTGATTAAACAAGGCTTGGTGGATCATACACTTGTTGCAGATCCTGAGATTAATTTAGCGGCGACCATGATTAGGTTAGCACGTTTATAAACTTAATAAGTAGTAATATGACATACCTCGTAAATGAAAATTGTGTAAAGTGTAAGCACATGGACTGCGTAGAAGTTTGTCCAGTAGATTGTTTTTACGAAGGTGAAAACATGCTTGTTATTAATCCTGATGAATGTATTGACTGCGGAGTATGTGTTCCCGAATGTCCTGTAGATGCAATTATTACAGATACAGAAGATACAGACCAACGATGGTTTAAAATTAATCAAGAATACGCAGACATCTGGCCTAATATTACTGAGAAAGATGATAATGCTGTTCCGGAAGATGCAGAAGATTATGCCGGAGTTCCAGATAAGTTTAACAAATATTTCTCTCCGAAACCTGGAGTAGGAGAATGAGCATAAAAATACAAAAACTTAGAGCAAGTCATATTTTAATTAGTCATCAAGGTGCAACTGCACAAACAAGTAATCGTCCCAAGCCAGCGGCAGAACAAGAAGCAGGATTTATTATTCAAGATATTATAGAAGGTGTACTAACTTTTGATCAAGCCGCAAAAGAACATAGTGCTTGTAGAAAAAGTGCAAAGAATGGTGGCGACTTAGGTTGGTTTGATTATCCAGGGGATATGGAATACGAAATTGCTAAACCTATAAGTGGAATAAACAAAGATGAAATGCTTACATTCCCAATTGAAACTGAATACGGGTATCACGTATTATTAAGGACGGGATAGTTGGAAGACTTTTTTCAAGTAACACCATTAATATCACAAGAAGAATTTGATGTAATACAAGTAAGTTACAACAAAGCCGATACACTTAATCCTATACTCGAAGAAAAAATACGTAGTATGGGCGACGAGATAGGTCATAGAAGCAACGTAAAAGCCGATATGACTGACTTTAGACTTTACGAAGACCCTGACTTTAAAAAGATTTGCGACTTTGCTATACTACAATGTATTAATAGTATAGAAGGATTAAGTCAACGTGGCGCACAAATGATGCGTTGGAGTATTATTGATTGTTGGGGAATGGTTTATAAAAATCAAGAAGGACATCACACTGTAGAACATGCACACTGGCCTGCTACATTTAGTTTTGTGTATTATGTAAATGCCTGTGAGAAATGTTCTCCATTACAATTTACAAGATCAAATTTCAAAGTAAAACCGAGAAGTGGTTTAATGGTTTTATTCCCTGGTAATACAAGTCACAACGTACCACATCAAAATTGTGATCATGATAGAGTTGCAATATCAGGAAATATTAGTGCAACAGTAAACAAAGAGGAACAAGAACATGCAAGTTAAGTTAGTAAGTTATTCAAAGCCTACTGAAGATTATAAAGACGATTTACACAATGTACAAGACCTTATTGCGTTTTGTGCCAGAGTAAGTAACCCAAGCAATCAAATGAATAAAGAAACTAATGAAAGACTTATCAAATATCTGATTAAACATCAACATTGGTCACCATTAGAGATGGTTAGTGCTTGTTTAGAAATTCAAACTACACGTGATATTGCACATCAGATTGTAAGACATAGAAGTTTTGCATTCCAAGAGTTTAGTCAACGTTATGCTGATCCTAAAGAACAAGGCGACATGTTTGAATACTCAGAAGCACGATTACAAGATCCTAAAAATAGACAAAATTCAATTGATGTTGAAGATGAAAAACTTCAACTTGATTGGTTACATGCACAAATGCGTATTGCACACTTGGCTAAGAAAGAATACGATTGGGCAATTAAAAAAGGTATTGCTAAAGAACAAGCACGTAAAGTATTACCAGAAGGTATTACAAAAACTACATTGTACATGAATGGTTCTTTACGTAGTTGGGTGCATTATATTGAATTACGTGGCGCCAATGGCACACAAAAAGAACATATGGACATTGCACATGCCTGTGCCAAAGTAATAGCCACAATATTTCCGCTTGTCGAAAACCTCCAATAAGTAGTTATATGTTCAAATTCATAAAAAGTCTCTTTGTTAAAGAAACACCTGTGATCAATTTTGCTTGTGCAAATTGGGGAGTACGTAAGTATGCTCCAATACAACCAGCAGGCAAATTTTTTCCAGAAAAGTTTAAAGCAATGAGTCCTTACTATGAAAAAGGACAACACAACATAGACCATCATAAAACTGTTAGATCATGTCCTGGTATTACAGATTATATGAGTATGGGATTTGTTATTCCTGCATTCTGTGATATTGAGATTACTCCAACACCAGATGGAAAACATATAGAAACACGTTATAGTGAACCTACTTATAATGATGCTTATCATCCTCATGAACAGTTAGGTGAATTTCTAAATAAAAAGTTTCCTGTTAGAGGTGCAATTAAATTAGACAATCCTTGGTTTACATGGAACAAGGTTGGGTACAGTACATTGTATCTTCCAATGTATTATCATGAAGGAAAGAACTGGGAAGCAGTTCCAGGAGTAATGGATCACGATACAGGTGCTCCACAAAGTCCTATTAATATTATGTTAAAAGAAAATAAACCCACTATGATTAAAATGGGTGAACCATTAGTGCAAGTTATACCTTTCAAACGTGAAACACAAGTTGCAAGAACATTTGAACTTGACGAAACTGTTGTTAAACGTCACCGTGCCATATCCAGCCTACATAATATTACATACGCAGGCTGGATTAAGTGGGTCAAGCAAAAGAAATATTATACTGTTGACGCTCACGATACCGATTTACCCGGCGATCAATAAACATCTCCATATATTTCAAGTACTTCTTTCACTGCCTCGTGTCTTTCAATATCCCCTCGTTGGAATTCGACAACTGTTAGTCGGTCTGTAGTACCTTTGTTTTCTACATGTCTACAAAAATCTATGAGTCCGTTATCAGCAAGTCTATCTGCTTGTGCAAGATCACCAGTAACTGCCATTTTACTTCCAGTACCTAATCTTGTTAATAACATTTTCATTTGATTTTGTGTAGCATTTTGCATTTCGTCAGCAACTATAAATGCTTTCTTAAATGTTCTACCACGCATGTAGGCTAAAGGTGCAATTTCAAGTACACCCTCTTGCGTCATACCTTCGAGATCTGTTGCTGTGAAGTATTCTTTTAGTACATCAAAGATCGGCCGTGTCCATGGTGCCATTTTTTGCTCCATAGTACCCGGTAAAAATCCGAGATCTTCATCTGCACTTACAGCAGGCCTCGTTACGACTATCTTATCTACTGCCCCTTCTTTAAACTGTTTAACCGCGGTTTGTACTGCCAACAGAGTTTTGCCTGTTCCTGCCGGCCCTATGCCAAAGACTATGTCCTTCTTAGGGTCTAACAGTTTCAGTACGTATGTTTCTTGGTTAATGTTTCGGGGTAGTATTTTGACTTCTTTTTTCTTCTGTGGAAGAAAGTTGTTGATTGCAACAATGTTATTCTCGTTGCGTTGTTTACTCTTTCGAGCACTTCTTTTTGCACCCATTAAGTTCTCCTTTTATGAAATACAAACTATTCGTAGGATCCCTTCCCTACAAAAATATTTAGCGATATATCTCGTGACAAAACCACATACTTATAATCCTAAACCTGATAAATAAGTGTATAAGATTGGAAAGAGCATATGAAAGACGTATTAGAAGTTATACAAAATATTCAAGGTATCTACGAAAGCGATACTGCATTTACGGTGCTTAAAGACTTTGAAAGAGTCTTAGACGAGTTAGATCTATATGTGTACGAGAACTGGGAAGATGGCGAATTAGTTGCTGGTCCTAAGATTGGTAGACATTGGGTTACTTGTGCATTTATGTGGCCAAGAGATACTATGCCTGATCCAATGGGCGGTAAACGTCTATTAGACTATGACTGTAAAGTTTCGTACAAAAAAGACCATATACTGGAACCAAGAAGAATTCGTAAGCCAGATGATATTAGACCTGGCACTAAAAAAGGCAAACTTGACCGCAGAGAGATTTGGGTCGTAGAAATTAATATGCCTAAGAAACTTATTGTAGACATTTATAGCGGATATAATGAGATGATTGATATTAATACTGAGCCTGGACAAGCACCAGGTGCCGCACCAGAGGCTGAGCCAGCAGAAGCAGGCGTTGAAGCAGGTACAGGTGCAGGAGCAGAAATGCCAGCAGAAGGTGCAGTATAATGGGACTTCGCAAAGATGATTTAATCGACCTTGTTGATCGTATTTTTGAGATTGATAGTTTTAAATCTAAAATGGGCGACGACAAAGACATTTGTGTTTTAAGTTTCTCAACTAAGAACGAAGGTAGTGCAAAAGACTTAGAAAACTTTGTTGAAAAAGGATATCCATTTGTACTTGATGCTGATGCTACTAACGGTGAGCAACGTGATGGTATGTATAAAGTATTCATTGAAGTTGAAAGAAGTAAAGACACTCCAAGTCAGATACATGAAATAGTAGACGGAGTAACAAAGATTTCCGGTTTAGACGGTATGAAATTTAGATATTACAAAGGCTTTAAGAGTCAAGATTGTAATGAGGCTAACTTAGCCGAAATGGTCCCAACAGATCATAATGCATATGAAATCAAAGTTAATGAAAGTAATATGGATAACTATAAAAACTTCTTTAGCAAGAGCTATGCTGAAGAAATTGATATTGTAAACGAGAGCCAATTACGTATTAAGAATACATATATGGATCCAATTTATCTCAATATAGTGGAGTTTGGTCCCAATGAGAAGGTAAATATCAATGAGTCATTAGATGTCAACGGCTTCGCTGAAGTCATCTACTTAACAAAGTACTTAGGTGATTATGACATCACAAAGTACGGTAAAAAATTGGTACTTGAAAACAATGGGTACTCACTAATTTGTAAAAGAGGATAAACACAAATGGCAAAAGACAATTTTAAAACATGTTTAGAAATTATTCTACATCATGAAGGCGGTTATGTTGATCACCCTAAAGATCCAGGTGGCGCAACTAATTTAGGCGTTACTAAACAAACTTACGAAGATTGGATGGGTAAGGTTGTTACTAAAGATAGAATTAAAGAATTAACTATTGACGATGTTACTCCAATTTATAAGAAAAATTATTGGAAAGCAATCTTAGCAGATGATATTCCAGCAGGTTTAGACTTATGTGTATTTGACATGTGTGTAAACGGCGGACGTCACCGTGCAACTAAATTCTTACAGAAGATGGTTGGTTCTAAAATAGACGGGTGGATTGGCCCTAACACAATCAAGATGACTCAAGGTTATTGCGAAGCAAAAGGCGTAACACACGCTATCAAAGAATACCAGCAAATTAGACAAGACTTTTATGAGTCACTTAAAACTTTTGAAACGTTTGGTAGAGGATGGACACGCAGAGTAAACGAGACCAGAGAAACAGCGATCGCTCAAGCCAAGTAAGTTGTAATAACTGCGGCCACGAGTATCACGAAGGACCTTTGTTTAAAGAAATGACAGATGGTGACAATAAAGTCATCACTATTAAAGTTTGTGACCAGGGAAGATAATGGAAAAAGTAGTTAAAGCCATAGCAGAACATTTAGACGTTGACGCATCTAAGGTAGTACCAAGTGCATCTTTGATAGATGACTTAGGTGCTGACGAATTTGATATCATTGAGTTAGCAGTTGCAATACAAGAAGCAACAGGCAAAACTATTTCAAGTGAAGATGAAGCAAACGTAAAAACAGTTGGCGACTTTATTAAACTGGTAGAAGCATAATGTTTGGATCAATTAAAATAGCAATGGTTTTAATTATGTTGGCAGGTGCCGGCGGTGGTGTTGTGTATGTAAAGAATCTAAAAGCAGACTTGGCTACATCAGAAGCAAATAATCTTAAATTAGAACAAAGTGTTGAAAGTCAAAAGGTTGTAATAGAACAACAGGCTAATGACTTTAAAGCAATTCTTGTTGCTAATCAAGAACTTGAAAAAACAAATAAAACACTTGCCGCAGAGTTTACTGCTTTAGATAAGCGTTTTAATAAAATTAATGGTCGTGGTGAAGTAAGAGACTTAGGTGATCTTGCTGTAAAAAGATCAGACTCAGTAGAACGTGTTGTAAACAATGCTACCAAGAAAGCAATGAGATGTGTAGAAATTGCTATGGGAGCAGAACTAACAGAAAAGGAAATTAATGCTACACTCAAATCAGAAATAAATTCTGAATGTCCGAGTATAGCAAACCCAAATTATGTACCGTATATTAAGTAACATATTAATTATTGCCTTACTTGCTATCGCAGTGAGTGGTTGTTCAAGTGTAAAAGAACTGAAAATCTTTGAAACAGAAGTTCCAAGAGCACCTCTTAATTTGCCACATCCAGAAGCGGCTAAGATGGAACCACTACAATGGGTAATCATTACAAGTGAAAATGCAGAAGAAGTATTTGCCAAACTAAAAGAACAAGGCAAAGATCCTGTACTATTTGGTTTAAGCGACAAAGACTACGAATTCCTTTCTAAAAACTTTGCACAGATACGTGCATACATGATCAAGCAAAGACAAGTAATAAACGAATATAAAGAATATTACGAACCTGAAACTACTAAAGAAGAGTAGTGAAACTTACATTCATAGTGTTGGTATTCATAGTACTGACTGGTTGTTCAACTAAGTCGTGTAAAGTAAAACCCGGCGTTGATATAGATGTTGAAAACATACAAACTATAGATGATCTCAAAAATCCTAACGTAACTCCTAAGGCAGAACTTGGGTGTTCTTTCTAAATAATCGATAAATACTAACATAATAAAGAGGGTATAATTATGTGGGATTTAATAGAAAGAATGGCGAGCGATCGTCTGTGGATTTACACTGCACTCGTGGGGTCACTATTTGGTCTTGCATTTTCAACATACATCAAAGGCACACGAATTGGCCTATGGGCATATGCTAAATTTGATTTAGCAGTTGACTACTTGGTGCAAAGATGGGGGTGGACTTGGTTACAACAACCTAAAGATGCTTGGCGTAAAAAGTATCCACACGTAACAAAGAAAATTGATGAGTTAGAGACTCGTCTTAAAAAATTAGAGGGTAAAAAATAATGGCTGATGATATAAAGGTTGCAGAACCTAAACAAAAAATTACAGTAGATTTAGAAGTAGACACAAGTATAAAAGACTTAGGCGTTAACCCATACGCAAAATTAATACATATGGCAAGAGCAGTTGATGCTTGGAGAATCTTTCCAAGATTATTCTTAACTGTTTACATTGTATTACTATACAAATGCGTAATTTGGTACATGAACTTACCTGCTCCTACTATGGAACAATCAGGTTTAATTAGTATCGTAGTTGGTGCTGGCGCGGCTTGGTTTGGTCTTTACACTGGTACATCTAAAAGTAAAAAGTAAGTAATACCTTCCAACAAAATACTTCTTGACTTTCGTCTAAAATAAGTATATAATAGTGCTATGGATTATTATGAAGTTTTAGGCGTTCCAAGAAACGCATCCGAAAAAGATTTAAAGTCAGCATACAAGAAATTGAGTATGCAACACCACCCTGACCGGACTGGTGGTGACGATTCACGATTCAAACAAATCAATGAAGCATACAGCACTTTAAAAGATCCACAAAAAAGAGAACAGTACGATAATCCTCAACCACAATATTCACAAGGATTTGGTCCAGGTGGCTTTGAAGGAATGGGAGGGTTTGAAGATTTATTTACACAAGCATTTGGACAAGGCTTTCAACAGCAACAACGTAGACCGCAACGTAATTCAAATGTAACTATAGCATGTGATATTACATTAGCAGAAGTATACACAGGTAAAGGTGTAATTGCTACATTTAGAACAAGAAGTGGTAAAGAACAAACTGTTAACATTGATATTCCTAAAGGATCAAGACACGGCGACATTATTAACTATAACGGCTTAGGTGATGATAGTATACAACAGTTACCAAAAGGTGACCTCCATGTAAAAGTTCGTATATTGCGTCATCCAAACTTTGATGTAAACGGATTTGACTTGCACACACAAACAGAAATTGGAGTATTTGATTTGATATTAGGTACTGCCACAAATTTAAGTTTGCCCAACGGACGTACTATAAGTATTAATGTTCCACAAGGCACACAACCAGGCACTACATTAAGCATACACGGACAAGGTCTCCCAAACTATAATACAGGTCAAGCAGGAAACGTATATCTAAATATAAGAGGTATAGTTCCTAAGAACTTAACAGACGAACAAAAAGATATATTAAGGAAGTTATGAAATTAAAATTAGTATTACACCCAAATGAATGGTTAGAGAAACAAGTTAAGCCTTTTGATTTTAATAGTCTTGATGCCAAAGATGTTGAGAAACAAATGATTGATATTATGGATAAGAATGCAGGAGTTGGTCTAAGTGCTAACCAAGTTGGTCTTGATGGACAAGTTTTTATTTTAAAGCCACACGAAATGGAAGGCTTTGATGAACCGTTTGCACTATTCAATCCCGAAGTTGTTAAAATAGATGATAGGGTTATTGAAGGTGAAGAAGGCTGTTTAAGTTATCCAGGATTATACTTTAAAGTTAAACGTGCAACTGCTTTGGTTGCCAAGTATCTTGACTCTAACGGCAAAGAGTGTACAATAGAGTTTGTAGGTTATAATGCAAGGATCTTTCAACATGAATATGATCATTTACAAGGCATAAACTTTACAGATAGAGTAAGTAAACTTAGATTAGATATGGCTAAGAAGAAACAACAAAAATTATTTAAAAAATATAAGGTGGATGTTAAATGGTAGAACCGAGCGACGAGTTACAAGCAGTATTCGATAAGTCAATTAATGACGCTAAGAAGTTAAGACACGAGTATGTTACTCTTGAACACTTGTTATTCTCTATGCTATGCGTAGATAACTTTGTAAAAGTAGTTGAAGGTGCTGGTGCTGATCCTGAATTCATTAAAAAGAACATTGAACATTATCTCAAAACAGAATTAGAAGAGATTAAAGTCAAAGATGACATTAAAAAGTTTAAGCCAAAGAAAACTGCAACAGTAGAACGTGTATTAAATAGAGCATTTACACAAGTATTGTTTAGTGGACGTAACAGTATTGAAGTTACTGATGTGTTCTTAAGTATTATGGGCGAAAAGAAAAGTTGGTCATACTATCATATTCAGAAGTCAGGTCTTACAAAAGAAGGCTTTTCAGATTACTTAAACACTGAATTAGATACTATCTATGAAGATGAAGAAATGCGTCAAGTTGCTGAAAAGGCTTTACGTGACTTTACAACTAACCTTAACAAAGAAGCAGGTAATCAAAAGATTGATCCTGTAATTGGTCGTGCAGAAGAACTTGAAGGCATTGCACTTGCATTAGGCAGGCGTTCAAAGAACAATGTACTACTTGTTGGTGATCCAGGTGTTGGTAAAACTGCTATTGCAGAAGGACTTGCATATAATATTGTTAATAAAGCAGTACCAGAGTTCTTACAAGAGTATTCAGTATATAACTTAGACATTAGTGCTATGTTGGCTGGATCAAAATACAGAGGTGACTTTGAAGAACGTTTTAAACTTGTAATGAGTGCAATTAAAAAGCAAGGCAAAACGATTGTATTCATAGATGAAGCACACATGATGAATGGTGCTGGTAATGCAGGGTCAGGTGGATCGAATGACTTGGCTAATATGTTAAAGCCTGCATTAGGTAAAGGTGATATTAAAGTTGTAGCGTCAACTACTTGGGAGGAATACCGCAAATACTTTGAAAAGGATCGTGCATTAATGCGTAGGTTCCAACGTCTTAGTGTTTCAGAACCTGATAAGAATGTAACTACAGAAATTTTACAAGGTATTAAAAAGTATTACGAGGAATTTCATTCAGTTAACATCACTGATGATGCAATTGATGAAGCAATTAAGTTAAGTGTGAAGTATATGGCTGATAGAAAACTACCAGACAAAGCAATTGACTTATTAGATTTGGCTTGTTCACGTTTTAACTTAAAAGAAGTAACAGTACGTGTCGTAGGCAAAGAAGAAATACAATTTGAACTTGCAAAAGCAGTTAAACTACCGCCAGAACAAGTACAACAAAAAGAAACAAGTAACCTTGCTAACTTAGATAGCAATCTTAAGAAGCAAGTATACGGACAAGACACTGCAATAGATGAAATTGTAGATAAGATTCTTGTTGCACAGGCAGGACTTAAATCAGAAAACAAACCAATTGGATCGTTTGTGTTTATGGGTCCAACTGGTGTAGGTAAAACAGAAACAGCAAGACAACTTGCAAATGAATTAAGTGTTGAACTTGTAAGATTTGATATGTCAGAGTATCAAGAGAAACATAGTGTTGCAAAACTAATTGGATCACCTCCAGGATATGTAGGTTATGAAGATAGTGCAGGACTATTAATTACAAAATTACAAGAACACCCGAACTGTGTATTACTATTAGATGAGATTGAGAAAGCACACCCAGATGTTTCACAAATCTTACTACAGTTAATGGACAACGGAAAAGTTACAGGTAGCAACGGTAAAGAAGCCGATGCAAAAAATGCCATTCTGATTCTAACAACCAACCTTGGTGCAGAACAGGCAGAGAAAAATGCAATCGGCTTCAATGAAGATATGGAAATGGATTACGAAGATACTGAACTTAAAAAGTTCTTTGCTCCAGAGTTCCGTAATAGACTTGATGGTGTTGTAGCATTTGGCAAACTTGAGAAGAATGTAATGATCAAGATTGTTGGCAAGTTCCTTGTTGAACTTAAAGACATGCTTACAGAGAAAAAAGTTACTGTTGATATTACAAATGAAGCCATTGATTACCTTGTTGATGTAGGCTTTGATAGTAAGATGGGTGCAAGACCTTTACAAAGAACTATTGATAAAGAGATCAAGAAGGATCTAAGTAAACTATTATTGTTTGGTGCTTTAAAGACAGGCGGACACGTAGTTATCGATGTTAAAGACAATGCTATTGTACTTGTTACGGATAAAGCAACAAAACCCGTAACTGTTGATGCATAAGCCTTTAGATAAATACATGTATGCCAAGCAATAGCGAAACAATTTTATCAGCAAATACACATCCAGGAGACAGTACTGTTACGACTGTAACAGGAACTGATTACAAAGGTGATGGGTATTACGGTCGTGCAGATGGTTTGCACACTGTACAGTACAATTATGCAGGTCTAACGGGTACTATTAGTATCCAGGCTTCACTTGCTACTACACCTGCAGAAAGTGACTGGTTTGAAGTACACTCTTACACAGCCGCAAACGAAACTGATAATAAATTTGCTAACTTTACAGGCAACTATGTTTGGATTAGAGCAAAACTTGTGTACACTGATGGTACTGTAAACAGTATCATGCTGAATCATTAGGAGTTATTATGGAAAGTATTAGTATTATATGGCAAGGTAAACAAGACGATGTTGATGCTATTGTTGCAGAACAAGTACTAAACTGTACAGGTGAAGCACTTAATGAATCAGAAACACACTTCCAAGTATTTGAGTCTGACAAAGGCGAAACTATCCTTACTATTGACACCCACAACAAGTTAAACGAAGCACAAAGCAATGAAATTGCTGAAGATATAGCCAATACGCTGTTCGATATGGGCTTCTCCAAGTTCGATATAGAGATCTCTGTATAATCTTTTAGTTGACAAACTGTGATAAATACTTTATATTAGCAATATAAAGGGTTATTATCGTTATGAAAACATTTCAAGAATATTTAAAAGAAGCGGGTTTCCGTGAAGGTAGTAACGGCATTATCTTCAAAGGTAAAGAAATAGATACAGACACTATCGAATACGATATGCAAGATTATAGTGATATGATCTTTGTTATAGATATTGGTGTAAAATACACAGACGGCACAGAAGTTGACGATGAAGATATGGACGACTTACAGGAACTTCCTGGAATAGTTGATTGGGTCTCTGATGATTACAATGACAGAATGGCCGACCAAGCAGACATGTATAGAGATGCACAAAGGCACGGTGATTTTGAATCAACAAATGAAGAAATGGATCCAGAAGTTTCCGATGAAATGGGAGACAAAATTAATGCGTGGATTGAAAAGTATTCTAAGTACGAAGGCGGTTACGGAAAATTACCAGAAGGTTATGTAAAGTGGGCATTGGACTCAGGTATTGCTACAGACTTTATTGAAGAAAATGAAGATGAAGCAATGGAACAAAAATACGGTGATGCTTATATTAACGATCCGTGGGATTTAAAGTTTTATAACCAAATGCCAATTACAAAAGCATGTATGGAAGAACTTGAAAAAATTAC